TATGTATAGATATAGTATGACGACCTCACCACAAGTGATAGAAAGCAACGGCACACAGACGACCATCGTAAAGATGATGAAGACCTTCAATAGACCCGTGTTTGGATTAATCCGTATTCAAGGCGAATGCCCCGATTTTGGATTTGCGAATAAGGAATGGGACATAACAACTGACTTCAAAGATGGAGTAGCATATTTTTACAACGAGCATAGTTTTAAATTGAGTGCTGATATTTTGGATTTTACACCACATAATAAGTGGCGTAGTAGCAAACACCATTTCAAGATGGAGTTTCCCGAAGATTTGATAAGAACTTATGAAAAAGAAGTTTGGGATATTAAAAAAATAGATTGTGCGTTTGGATATTGTATAGAACGACTTTATGATAGGGGTTGTTTGGAAGATTGGGAGAATAAGTGGGTCTGCGGATTTTGTAAAAATGAGATTGGTAAAATCACACCATCTCACACCTTATCAAAAAAGATTGCGAAACTTTCTACAAACTACGGAGTAATAAACGGCGGGGTAAAATGTAGTAATATTTTTGGTAGTGATGAATTAATCCCATTAAAAGATTTCAAAGAAAATATGTGTGTGCCTATAATGCCGTTAAGATGTCTATGTGGTTGTAGTCATATTTATCACTTTACGGAGGAGGAACAAAATAAGAGGTTTAAAAGATATGGAAAGTATAAACTATTTTTTAGTCCCGACCATATTAAGACTTTTAAAGCGAAACATCATTTTTAGGAATGAAAATATAATTAAGATAGTCTAAAAATCTATCAAAACAAGACATATAATAAGAAGGAGATTTTTTTTCTTATTATAATTTAAAATTGTATGTATATTAAAGATGTATATTCCCGAAATAATTTACCAGTTATTTCCGTGTGCCTTTGATTTCTAAAAAAGGATAGAACGCATCTTTCGGTTTATTTGCTTTCTCGTAAGCATATATTTCATTAGAGAGTTGATTTACGCCTTTTAATATACCTCTATCATTAATGGTGCTAATCTCATATAATTTAGCGTAGTGTTTAATGGTGTTGTCCCATTTTGAAGATGATTGCGTTGCCTCTTTTTTAATACCCGATTGACCTTTATTTTTATTATCACTACCTTTCGGGTGTGGTGTGAATATGGTGTCTGCTTCTTGACTTAATTTTTTATTCCAATCGCCCCATTCGGTTCGTGGATTAATAGGTTTCTTTCTCGGCATAATTATAATATATGTATATAATATAATAAATGCCTACTCCTCTAAATACAGATTTGTATGAGAATGTTAAGAAAAAGATAATGGGAAGTTATAAGAAAAACTCCGCATTTGCGTCGGGTGCTATTGTTAAAGAATATAAAAGACAAGGCGGTAAATACAAGGAAGACGGAAAACCGAAACAACTAAAAAGATGGTTTGATGAAAAGTGGATTGATGTAAATCCTATTTTAGGTATAACGAATGATAATGCTTATCCCGTTTTTAGACCAACCATAAGAATAAATGATAAAACTCCTACCATATTACAAGACATACCTATTGAAAATCTAAAATCTCAATATAGATTAAAACAAAAAATAAAAGGAAAGAATAACCTTCCAAAGTTTCTAACAAAAGAAGATGAGAAAAAAGGTGGTATGATAGTAGAAGCAGACCCATTTAAATCACACGGCAATAGTGGTTTCGTAAATATGAAAAATCCATTTTCACCAAAGGATATGAATTGATAAATTATTAGGCGAATAAGGGTCTTCACGCCATTTTCCTTTAATGTTTGTTGCTCTATTCAAATACCTTTCCCTACGAATAGGGTCTTGATGTTTTGTAAAGTCTTCATATCCTACCGCCCCGAAATCAACCCATTTATCTTTAATAGGATTATAGATGCGATATTTCTTATCCCTTTTCGGTGAGGTGAATAACATAGCGTTTGCTCCTAAATATGCTTCCGCCTTTTCTTGTGCTACATCAAAATTAGTGATAGATTTCAATAAGTCTAATTTAGTTTCTTTGACTTCCATTATATAATTGCTAAATATAATTATTTTGATAGTTTAATTATTAATTAATATAATTAAATTATATAGTATGATTTTGATTTAAAGACTACACATATATTATAGTATAGTATGGCGACGAACACGACGAATACGACAACTGCTTTGACGACTGCGAATGTGAAGCGATTAGAACAAAAGGCAAAGGCGGGGTGGAAATGCTTTTTTATGATGCGAGATGACTATTGCGAGTTAAACGAACATTATGGTAATTTGCTACAAAGAAATAGAGCGATGGTTCAAATACTTAAAGCAAACCCTACTGCTGATATTGATATAACATTCTTGAAAACTCAATTTATAGAAATGTATGATATGATTAAAAAGAATAGTGAATGTCCCGTATGCTTTGAAACAATAACAAAAGAAAATATTGAAGTCCCATCTTGCGGTCATTTGATATGTAAGGGTTGTAAAGAGAATGTAATGAAGAACGATAAAAAGTGTCCTTGCTGTCGTAAGGTATTTTATGGAAATGTTTAAACGGGTTCTTTTACTTCTTCTTCTTCCTTTTTAATAGTGCTAAACTCATATTCTTTTTCCTCTAATTCTACATCACGAATTACACGAAGACAACCAATAGAACATTCTTTACATTTAGATTTATACGCCATAGATGCTAATTTTATTATCATACCACTCGCAGTTGATACGAACGCAATCCAAAATACTTCACTTAACATTATATAATAGTTTTATACTTTATTTTTACACCAACAACAATATTTAATATACCATTTTCTCGCTGGAACTTTTTCGCCGAGTAATTCCTCTAATACTGAAATAGATTGACCTTCACTCGTCATCATATACAATATACTTATAATATAATTACCAAAAACTCGCAAACGGAACATAAACGGGAATAGAACCACTTTTCATACCCATTAAATACTTATTATTAACAGAAAAAGTATTACGAGTATAACCATTTAATAAAGTAGTAAAAGAGGGGGTAGTCCAATCGTTTCCGTAAGTTGTTGATAATTTAATTACATTATTATCACAATATCCAATAATTACTCTTCCATCATCACTAATAGAAATGTTCCTCCATAATTGCGTTCCACCCACTAAACCATCAATATTAGTCCAATTTGCTCCATAATCACTACTAATAAAAGCACTACCCGCACCGCCACCTAAATCATTACATACCGCTATTTGATATTGTCCGTTTGCCGACATAGCACATCTATAAAATGGGTCATTAGAAGAAAGATTATAACTCCAAGATGTTCCATTATCAACACTAACTCTTACACCCGCATACTGGTCTAACGCCATCATATATTTACCCGTAGCAGACATAGCAACCGCCATCCAAGTTCCAACTCCACTAACATTTGTGAATGTTGAAGCATAATTAGAAGAGTATTTTAATTGTCCCGAACCCGACGCAACACCCGCAACTAAACTATATTCACCCGTAGCAGACATAACAGCATCACTAAAATAATCATAAAGACCCGTATCTGTTAATGTAGGGTTTCCATTTACAACACTATATAAATAAACCTCACTTGTATCTACCCCTTGTTGATTACTTGTTATTAAACCATATTTTCCGTCAGCAGAAAAAGCAATAATACAAGGTTCAAATGATATTTGTGGTGAAAAAGAAAGAGTAATACCCGTTGTTGATGAAGGTATAGGGGCAGTAGGGTCTATATCAACAATAATACCATTATTAATAGAATAACCACATACATTATTAGATTTAGAAGCACCAAAAGCAGATGTAGCAACTCCAAAAGTATATAATGTAGTAGGGGAAATAGAACCCATTTGTGTATAATTATAAGGCAACTCACTATAAATAAGTGCCTCTTGTAATCCCGCATAAGTATTATTTGCTTGTTGAGATGCGGTAATAGCGAGTTGAACGAATTGAGTTGTAGCGACTTCTGTATTTGATGTAGTAGGTGCTGGAATTGCTCCCGTAGAAGTTAATGTAGATTGAAACTCATTTGTTCCCGAAAATGTGTTGTTATTTTGTAAAATAGTTGAACCTCCCGCTGTAATTGCTTGTTGAACCCAATCGCAAGTAGGTATTTGTGTAGAAATAGTATTAGGTGCTGGTAGTGTGCCTAAACTTGTAGGTAATGCTGTATTGTTAAAAGTTGCTACTCCATTTACTATTAATGCTTGTAATGTTTCTAAACCTTGTGCTACTGGAAACTTTAAGTATTTCGCATTCAAATAAGCAATCTGGTCGGGTGTGAAACCAACTGCCGTAGCATTCGTAATCCAATTAGAGGTATTAAACTCGTCCAAAGGTTCTATAAAGTTCGGTGGTGGATAAGTCGCCATTTATATTATATAAAGATATAATATTTATATTATTTGAATGTTAATTATTTATAGAGTTTAGAAAAGTTCATAAATAATTTTCTATTACTATATTATACAAATGCCTCCTAAAAAGAAAAGTGAAGATGCTGTATTACTTGACTGGTATAAAGAAATGCCTAAAAAGTATTTGCTAAAATCTCATAATCCTAATTTTGAAATACACGGAATAAAACTTCCATTCCGTATGCTTATCATAGGTGGTTCGGGTGCTGGAAAAACGCAGACGCTAATGAACTTACTTCACAACTTCGGTGAAACATTCCAAAATATCTATGTAATAACAAAAAATCGTGATGAACCATTATATAACTATCTCGCAGATAAGACAAAGAAAAGTGGTGGTGTAGAAATATTAGAAGGCATATCTAACGCCCCCGATTTAGACAAATTAGATAAAGAAGAGCAAACCCTTATTGTGATGGACGATTTAGTTTTAGAAAGAAATCAAGCACTATTAGAGCAATATTTTATAAGAGCAAGAAAACAAAATTGTTCGCTTATCTATATTTCACAATCGTATTATGCTGTGCCTAAAATGATAAGACAAAATCTTACATATCTAATAATTAAGAGATTGAATACATTAGGAGATTTATTTCGTATTATGAGGGAATACTCATTAGGGGTTGATAAAGGCGAAATGAAGAAGATTTATGACGCATCTACGGATACAAAGCAAAACTTTCTAATGGTTGATTTAGAAGAAGCACCCGAAAGTAGATTTAGAAAAAACTTTAACGAAATCTATGATATTTCAAAAGAATAATAATCTAATGTAATATTATAAAATGATTATTGCGAATGTTCGTTCTCAACAAGACCTTCAAGGCAAAAGGAATACACAAGCACAAATGTTAGAAATATCAGCATCTAACGAAGCGGAATTAGAAAAGCGTGTAAAGGATTATAAAAATCCTAATAAACCATTAGCAGTAGCACCCGAATATAAAACTAACGCACAATTACAAAGTGATAGATTAGCACAAGAAAAACAAGCAATCGTAAATATGGGGGAATTAGGATTTGATTATAATAAGTCAGCAGATTTAGTAGCGTGGTTGTCGTCATCACTTATTAACAAATTAGTTGAGTTTAATGCGAACTTTAAGGGTATTAAAAAGGAATTGACTGAAACAACAAACCCGAAACTTATTAATTTAGATTTTTTGAAAAATTATTTAGAGAAATACTTTGAGGATTTAGATGTTAATTTCGGTAGAAAGTTTAGCACAAAACAAGTAGAAGGAATAGCACCCACATCTTCGGTTGATGAATTGACTACTCTATTGCCTTCTAATGATGATGTAGGGAGATTAAGGGATATTATTATTCAATTACAATCCTACATTCGTCAAGGTCTTATTGTTCCGTTTAATGCTCGTCTTCAACAACTTCGTAATGATATAGCACAAAACGAATTAAGTGATGCTGATGTAAGAGGATTAGGTGAAAGAGAAAAAAGAAGATATAAGGAAGAAATTAAAAACAGATATGAGGAAAGTGATAATACTATAAGAGCATTAGAAGAGTATGGAGAAACATTAGATAAATTAAGACTTAACTCTATATTGTTAGAATTGTATCAAGCAATCATTCCCGATGATGAAGTATTAACTTTATTGAAAACATCTTTATCTCAAAACGAAAGAGCAGACCTTATTAGAAGATATATGGGTGTGTTAAAAACATTACGATTATTGAGTAGAGATGGAGTATTAGAACTTACGGAAGAAGCAGACGACGCATTAAGAAGTGAAAATATGCCTTCTATTTTAAGATTAGCAAATAAGGGTGTAAAATCATTAGCATTTGTTTCTAATGATAGTGGTGTAAATCAAATATCAAAACTACAAAGGGATTATGAGGTAATGTTAAATCAAAGCGGTAAGGTAGGAGATTTAGATAAGATTACAAGATTGAATGCTATTAGAGAAGGCGAAATACAAGTAGCAAGACAAAACTTAAATGCTTTCAACGCCGAAGGTGCTAATACAAGGGAAGGTAGATTTAATATTCAAGGTGCTTTTCAAACCGCAAGAGAAGACCAACGAAATGTCGTAATGAGGACAACTGACCCGAGAAATATGGATAATCGTATTCAAACATCATTAGAAGAACAATTAGAGTTATATGATGAAGCAGTAGCAGAAGTAGGACAAGATAGAGCAAGAGCATTAGTAGAACAAGCACAAAGAGAAGAAGAGCGAAGACATCAAGCACGAGAACAAGAAAGAGTAGGAGATATACAACAAGGAGCAAGAGCATTAAGACCAGCACAACCTATTCCCGTAGCAAAAACCCCAGCACAAGCATTAGACGAATATAGAGGATTAGCGGGACAATATTATCAACAATTCATAGACGAAATAAGAGCAAGATTTAATGAAAGTCAAGACAGCGGTATTATTATGTTAGAACGCTTTTTATTTGAACCTAATAAATTAAATATTCCCCGAAGTGAAAAACCCGTAAGAAAGAACAGACCTAATCAAGAGTATTTCAATATGTTAGAAGCAATACTTAACAGATGGATTATAGACAACAGAATTAGACCATTAACATTAGATAGAGATTTTGCTGAACCTACTATTGTCGCAGATTATTACAGAAATAACGGACAAAGATACGCTGACGGAAGACAGACCATTAGAGGTGTTGGTGTAAAACCACGAGGTATTGGTTCTATTGACCCCGTATCGGGTTTAACAAGAACGGGTGAAATGATTACAAGAGGAAGAGGTAATATGAAAATAACAATAGAACACGGAGGAAAAGAAAAAGAACATCACGGCGGAGAATTAGGATTTAAACATACACGAGTAAAGGTTGGTAAGGGTATTTCCGTTAAGGAAACCCCGTCATATAAGCATTTCGGTAAATATGTTATTCATATGGGACACCTATTAGACAAGAATGTAGCAAACTTTAAGTATCCATCTTTGGGTTCTATTCCTTCAATCAAACCATTAACAATAAGCGAGGATTATAAGGAGTTCCTTATTGATACATTAGAAAATCAAAAACCGAATGAAAGGTTATTCACAAAACTACCTAATGAAGAACAACGACATTTTGAGAAGGTTGTTTCGGGTGCGGGATTGATAGACACATTTAAATTAAAGCGTAATCAAGGTAATACTGAAAAGGAAGAAGCAAATAGATTTAACTTATTGCGGGGTGAAGTTTTAGCGGGTAATAATAATGAAAAATTGATGAAAGAATTAAGAGGACTTATCCTACGCTTTATGAGTGATGGAAGAATACAACAGAAAGAGGGAACAACTATGTTGGTTGAATTATCAGCATTATAAAAGTTTAGCAAGATTAGAAAATTAAAATATTATATCTTTATATAATATAATGAAGACCCTAATTCTTAATAGTGAAAATGTCGTTGCGGGTTCTAACAATAGCAAGTTCATCTACAATTTTCCACAAGGAGGATATACATTTACAGCGGGAGATGTGATTGCTATTCAAGAAATAGCGATGTATTTTAGTGCTTTCAACATTAACACTCAATATAACAATAAATCATTTTCTTATATTTGGGTAGATGGAACAACTCATTTAGTTAGTATCCCCGATAGTTTTTTACAAGTTGAGGGTATTAATGCTTACCTACAAAGTATAATGGTTGCGAACGGACACTACCTAATAGATGGAGCGGGTGATTATGTTTATCTTTTAGAGATGGTTGTTAATCAAGCACAATACGCAGTTCAAGTGAATAATTATGTTATTTCCGTAGCATTAGCAACTGCGAATGGTTGGATATTACCACCCGCCCCTACTTGGGTTATTCCTACAAATCTTATCCTTCCTTATTTAGTAGTTCCAGCAACTAATAACTTTGGATTACTTATTGGATTTTCAGCGGGTCAGTATCCAGCGGGAGTAATTGCGGGAGTTCCACCAGCACAAACACAGACACCAGCATTTACATCAGCACAAAGCGAGTTAAGTGATAAATCACCACAAATTACACCTTATTCTACTTTCCTTGTCTTTTGTAGTTTAGTAAATAATAGAGCAGTCATTCCTTCACAATTGGTATATTCTTTTACACCTACTAACGCTACATTTGGAGCATTACAAACTTATCAACCTTCCGCAGAGTTGGGTTGGAATAAGGTTGAGGCGGGACAATACAATTCATTCGTAATAGAGTTTAGAGACCAGTTGGGACAACCTATTCAATTTCAAGACCCGAACACACTCATCACACTTTACACTAAAAACTATAATGATACTTCTATGTTGAATACAAAATAATTTAGCAATAATATTAAAATCTTATATCATTATATAATGTATATCGTTAAACGAGGTAAAACACAAGGCGGGTTTAATGTATTGAAACGAGGCGGGGCAATTCTTCGTATGATGAATATGAGGACAGAAGGTTTAGGAAAAGCACAAACAGAAGAGTTCCATCGGGATACTAATGTTTCGCATCCGCATAAGTCATTTGGAAAAGGAAATATGAGAACGATGGAAGCGGTTAAAGTAAAATCTTCCCGCCCTAAAAAGTATATTTCTCTTTCTCTATGAGAAACTATTTAGCAATTTTATTAAGGATACTTTAATAAAATTATTATGTTATGATATATTATAATGGATAATCTTGTTTTTGAAGAAAGCATCAACGCCGAAATAGACCAGAGTGAGTTTATCTCTAAAAAGTGGATTTATGTGAATGATAGTAATTCACAGAATTATACATCGCAAGTTGTAATAGACAGCACACCATTAGCAAATGCGGGGGGTTATATTAATTGGAGCGAAGGTTTTATTGTAATGCCTCTTATTGTAGAACTTCAATCGCTCGTTGCTGGTTCATTAGTAGCAAACGCATCTACGGGCGACCACGCTTGGGCGTTTAAGGCGGGTTTTTGGAATATGATTAACTCTATGACTTTGGAGTTTAACAATCAAAATGTAGTTCAACAGACCCCATTTTTGAATGTGTTTAGGAGTTTTAAGGCACATACCTCATTTAGTTTAGACGATGTGTTGAACGAAGGTTCTACTATTGGTTATTCGCCCGATACTGCTGGTTCGTGGTCTTTTGCCCCTACATCTGCTAATACAAATACTCTTTCTTCTAACGGAGTTGGGTTGTGTAATAACAAGGCAGTTCCTATTTCTTTTGCTCGTAGTGCTGTTGCTGGTGCTAATATTACCGCAAATACGCCTTTCTATATCGCTACTGCTTCTGCTGGTGTATCTACGGGTGCTTCTGCTACGGGTGTATCAAATCCTAATGGTGCTTTTGGAGGTCAGTATGGTTGTAATAAGGGTTTTGCCGAAAGACAAGAATGGTATGCTTATGACCCTATCACTAACGGGGCGGGTGTTGGTTTAGGACAAGCACTTATTAACGATGCTACTACATCAACTACTTCTTATCGTTCTTATCGTATTCCTTATGGAACTAACGGCAAATATGGTTGGTCTGTGATGGCGAAACTTCGTCTTAAAGATTTGAGTGATTTCTTTTTGAAATGCCCTCTATTGAAGGGTTCTACTATTCGTTTTTACATTAACACAAATCAAACTTCCCTTCAATTTACTACTACTGCTGGAACTATTGATGCGAACGGCGTTCAAGTGCTACAACCTCTTATTACCGCTTCTAACATTTCTGTTCTCGGTGGTCTTACAAATCCTATGATGGTTGCTTCTTATCAAGCGGGTCAAGGTTCAGCACCATTACCCGCTGATACTTATACCCTAACAACTAATATTTTCAAATCCCCCGATGGTGTGTTTCAGTCTGCCTTATCTTCGTGCCGTTTGTATGCCCCCGTATATAAAATGAACCCTTTGGCGGAACAGAGATATTTACAACTCGCTCCTACAAAGAAGGTAGAATATAACGACATCTTTCAGTATCAGTTTAACACTATTGGTGCTGGGGATAGTTTCAATATTTTAGTTTCTAACGGAATAACAGATATTCAGTCAGTTTTGGTTGTTCCATTCCTTACGGCAACTGCTAATGGTGGAACTTCTACTCTTCTATCTCCTTTCGCAACTTCGGGTGCTACTCCCGACCCTATTACTCTTACAAACTTTAATATTTTGGTGAGTGGTATGAACTTGTTTTTGAATAATCAGTATTACGATTACGAGCAGTTTAACGAAGAGTTGAAGTCATCTAATCAGTTGAACGGGTCATTAACTACTGGTCTTGCTTCGGGTCTTATTAGTGAGGATATGTTTAGCAGAGGATACAGATACTACTACGGAAATTGTGCGAGAATACTACCGAGTGAGGCGGGTGTTTCAAGGTCTATACAGATACAAGGACAGAACTCATCTTTGGTTGCGTGTAATCTAATGGTGTTCGTTGAGTTCAAGAGAAGTGTGGTTATTGATATTGCTACGGGTGCGAGAATTGAATAAAAAATCTAAACATTATTATATGTGTATATTATACCTAACTATGCCGTATGTTATTAAGAAAATACTTAACAGCAAACTTTACAAAGTTATAAATGAAGAAAATGGTGCTATTAAAGCAAACCATACTACAAGACAAAACGCTCAAAGACAAGTTAGACTATTAAAGAGTTTAGAGAAAAACGAGGTGAAGTGGGTCAAATAATATAATTTATTATCTCATAATATATTATAATGTGTAATAAGAAAAGTTGTTGTAATATAGAAATTATTGAAATACATAGGAACATTAAAGTTGCCCTTCATTACAATAAAGATGGAAAACCTATTCTTATTCAATATTGGAATGATAATAGAAACATTAGCGAGGATTATAAAAGGTTTAGAAAGAAAAACCGATATTTGTGTGAAGGATTAGAATTAGATGTTGTTGAATTAATTTAGCAGAAATAAAACTGATGTTTTTTTATATTTTATTATATATTCATATATTATAAAATGGTTCATAGCGATTGTATTCCACATCAAATCCATTTAACTTCCGCACAAGTTAGGAAAATGGGACAAGGTTTAGGAGTTAATGTAAAACATTCTCAAATGGGGGCAGACAAGGGTGATGTCGTAGTTATGCTTAAACCGCAGAACGCAAGAAAAATGCTTACATCTTATCGTAAGTCAAAGGGTATGCGTCTTCAATTATCCCCCGAAGAGTTAGATACTACTATTAAACAAGGAACGGGATTTTTTCAAATGTTAAAGAAATATACGGGCATTAATAAGAGTGATGTTATTAGTGGAGCAAAGAAAGTTGGAAAACAAGCAATAAAACACGGGTCAGTTGTAGCGGGAACTGCTATTGGTGCTTATATGGGAAACCCGATGGCGGGTGCTATGATAGGTAAGGCATTAGGCGAAGCGGGTGAAGCAACCATAGATAGTATTGAACCTACACGAGCGGGTGTTAAATTAGATTATAGAAAGGGCATTAGTGCTGGTAAGAAATCTATTATTGCTGACGCTAAAAAGGTTGCCGTTGAAGCATTAGACGAACAATTGGATAAGTTGCCTCCTCAATATCGTAGAATTGGTGAAAGAGCATTAGCGGGTGAGTATCCCGATAGTGCTTCCGCTATTCGTGATGCTGTAAATACTTATGCCCGTGATAGTGGTTTCGGTTTGTATGGCGGTGCTATGATGGGGCAGAAGGGAATGTATAGACCTCTTATTGGTGGTGATAAGGGTATAAGAAAAATGGGTGGTAGAATGGTTAAGGGTTCGCCCGAAGCAAAGGCATATATGGCGGAATTAAGAATGAGAAAAACGGGTGGTAATGCTGTTGGCGATTGGTTTAAGAAAGCGGGTAAAACAATAGAAAAGGGTTTTAAGAAAGATATAGCAAAACCATTTATGCGTGATGTAGGCAATCCTACCGCAAAAGCATTCACAAGTAAAGATGCTATGACTGCTTACAAACAAATCGGCAAACACGCAATAGAACAAGGTATTCCTATTGCTACGGCATTAGCGTCTATGGCGATGGGCGACCCTACGGGAATGAGCGGGGCGATGGTTGGAAATGTAGCACAACAATACGCCTCAAAGGCATATACCGATAAGGTAGGAACGGGGCGACCTCGTGGAAGACCTCGTAAGATAGGCGGTGCTGGTGGAACTACATCTGCTACTCTATCTACCCCTTACAAACAAGCATTAAGATTGAATAAGGGAACATACGGATTGGATTTAGGCAATTTTTCAAGTGATAATGCCCCTATATCAGCATTTAGCACTAACCCTCGTGTTAGACCTTCAAGTGAAGAAATGACCTTATCCCCTTATCTTTCTACTACTGCCCCCGCTATGAACCCATTTGTTCCTACTTATTACTCACAAGCGGGAGGACAATCGTGCGGATATGGAGGAAGAGGATTGTATGGAGGAGGAGGACTATTTTAATTGATATAATTAATTATATAGTGCGGAAAATTACTTAAAAAGAAAGTATTTAGTAATTATATAAATGAACGCAAGACAAACTGCCGACCTTCTATTAGGACAACAAGGAGAAGATACTACTTTACCCTTATTTCGTGAAAGAATAGACCATCAATTAGCAAGGACTAATACATTCTCATTAATGGATTTCATATCCCCTAATTCTTATGTTGAAATAAAAACGAGAAGATGTAATCACAATTCTTTTAACGATATTATGATAGGTAAGAATAAGGTTGAGTTCTGTTTGAAATCACATCGTAATTGTTATTTAGCGTGGAACTTTCAAGATGGTATTTATTATTGGAAAGTAAATAAAGAAGATGTTGAAAAAGGAGATGTCTTTTATGCTATGGGTGGTAGAACGGATAGAGGTAAAGATGAACGCAAAGAGGTTGCTTATGTTAAAAGTCATTTACTTACTAAATTATAATATGGGTCTATATTAAGATGTTGTCTAATTTTGATATAGAGCGGATTTGTAGAAAGTTAGAACTTCCTATTATAGGAGTTTTTAGCAAAGATAAAATACCGAAAGAACGGGTGGTTGGTAGTTATTATATTAACCTACAAGATGCCGATGATGGTGATGGAACACATTGGGTAATGTTTAAGATTTATGATAATGATAATAGAGAAGATACTACAAATAAGAAAAAGGAGAGCATCGGTGCTTTGTATTTTGATAGTTTTGGATTAGATATGCCGAAAGAAGTTGCCGAGTTTTTAAAACCATTTAAACCTATACCATATTCTAATAGACAGATACAAGGAATAAGGCAAGATGAATGTGGTTGGTATTGTATAGCGTGTGATTACGCATTAGAGTATAAACAAGACGGAGCAACTTATTTGGGGGACTTCCATAAGTTTATAGCATTATGGAGTGATAGTGCTTCAACTAATTTAAAATATTTGAAATCATTATTTAAACCCTTATAATTAATTATTTAGGCGAAAAGTAATATAAAGATAATCTTTTATTAGTATATAAGAATGGAAGTAGTATCACTCACACCCGAACACTTTAAGCAAGTTAAGAAGACTAAATACACCGACGCTCATAGATTAGCACAACAGAAATATCGTGAGAAGAATAGAGAAGCATATAACGCATCTCAAAGAGAACTATATAATAAATTAAAGCAAGATGCCGAATGGAAGAATAAGTTTAACGAAAGGTCAGCAAAGAATAACCTCTCTTATCGTGAGAATAAGAAAGTAAAAGCATTAGAAGTAAATCCTAATATTGTATTTAGAGGAAGAGGCAGACCCCGAAATATTGTCGTTGAAAGTATTTAGGAATAATAATAGTATAATTTCATTTTGTAATAAAATTAAATTATATAGTATGATTTTGATTTAAAGAAATCTTTATATAGTGTATATATAACTATGCCCCCGAAGAAAGCACAAGCACCTCGCACATTAGGCGGTTCATTCAACAACCCTCGTTTTAGGAAAGCATTACGCTTATACGGATTAGCAGACATCGCAGAGCGTAATAAGTATAAGAAAGTAGCGGACACATTAGGGATTGTTCCTATGAAAAGAACAGCACAAGGAAACATTACAAACAGACCTATTAAAGTAGGCACTCAATCGTGGAAGGATAGTATTGAGCGGGAAGTTATTAGAAGATTTGAAGCATCACCTCAATACAGACAATCATTAATTTCTGCCTCAATCGCAAGACGGGCAAGAGATATTCAAACACAAGCGGGACAAAGACAAAGAGTAGCACCGATGTTAAGACAAATTAAACAAGCATCACTTTCAAGACCTCGTATTACGAATATGAAGGTAATTGATAAACACGGGTTCTATATTAAATATTTTGTGGAAGTTGAAGGTGTTAATTCATTAGAACAACTCTATCCTCTACTCGTTAAAGAAATAACAAGATTGGGTGGAATTAGTTTTATCACATTAATTTTTATTAGTAATCAAACGGGCAGACCTCGTGGTTTATCTATCAACGCAAATTATTTGGATACATTAGAAGATTTTTTAGCAAGGGTAGATGAAATTGTTAAAGGTGAATTGACGGGAAGCGACCCTTTTGATATGACCGAATATGAACTCGTTTTAAACGCATTTCATATCGGCAGAACAACAATCGCACAAGTTAATGGAAAAAGTCAATCCATCGTATTTGAAAATGAAGGAATTGAAAGCAAAGAAAATTATTGTGGTTATGAATGTTTGAAAGCATTAGGACACGAATACACGGGTAAGAAAAAAGCAGTATTACGAAGTGTTAAAGAAATGTCTTCTTACATTCAAGCAAACAATCTTCCATATAATATTCTTTGTAATTCGTTTATGATTACAAAAGCATTCAAAGAAATAGTGGAAGCGGGTGATAAACAACGCATTCAAGTTGAAAAGAAAAAAGGCAGAAAAGAACTTCGCATTTGTTCTCGTGTATTAATCGGTGATTTCATTCCAGTATATCTTTATGAGTATAAAGGTGGTGATGTAAAAGGCACTATCATTTATGATGAGATTGAAGGACACTTTGATTTATTGAAAACAAAAGAACCTCGTCTTAAAGATAATGTTTTATTAAGTATGTCGTGTGAAGTAATTATGAATGAAAAAATATTATTTCAACCTAAACAAGCAAACATTAATACCTTCCGCAAATCAACGGGAGCATTCAAGTATTTAATTTTTGATTATGAAACCATTATTGATTTTACTGCCTCTTCGTGTATGCGACCTTACTCATTATCCGTTTTAGAATTGGACGAATGTGAAATTGAACTATTGGAAGAGTGTGATAGTAAAAAAGACATTAATCAAATCAACGCCATTAGAAAAAGATGTTGTAAAACATTTTTGGGTTATGATTGTAATACACAATTTATTCGGTGGTTCTTACACAAACAAAAAGATATGACTTATTGCTTTGTTGGTTTCAACAACGCTAATTTTGATAATTTCCTTTTGTTAGATGGTCTATTGAGGTTCAATCAATTTGACGAACAAGCAGACTTTCAAGTTGGAAATGTATTTTATAATGGTAGTCAATTACTCAACTTCTACATTAACGGCAGACACTCGTGCTTTGATATAAAGAAACATCTCGTCGGTTCATTAGACGCTAATTGTAAATCGTTTAAAATAAATTGTTGTGCTAAAAAATCTTTTGACCATTCACTCGCTCAATCACTTCATCAAAACGACGAACTTATGGACTTCATTACTAACAACGAAGAATTAAGGGAGTATAATGAGTATGATGTATTAGCAACAGCAGTATTGTTTCAAAAGTATAGACAAGCATTAGCAGACATTCCTTCCACAGCAAAATACGCAAAAGATTTGAAATCAACCATTACAATTGGTTCATTAATCTATAAAGTGTTTAACGACCATATCTCAACTATGCGTGAAGATGATGGTAAGGGAGGACAAAAAAGAATGTTCGGGAAATTAAAATATGACTTCTATCGTGATTTACAAAAATCTAAAATTGCGGGGCGTGTTGAATTGTTTAATGGAGTTCAACAGATATTAGAGCGTATGGGTTCTACTGATGTGTGTTCGCTTTATCCTTTTGTGATGGCGGTTCTTAATGTATATTATCCGTGTGGTGAAATTGAAGAGGTTGATGATTATCGTGGTGATGATGAAATTGGTTTCTATTATTGTGATATAGACCAGTCTAATCTTAAAGCAGAAAATCTACCGAAGATATACGCATTCAAAACCGAGATTGAAAACAATTGGGGACACGAACAAGTATTAGAAAATTATTTAGTCAGTAATGTAATCATAGGACTTTTACGAAAGTATGGTTGTAATGTGGTTGTTAAAAATGGTTTCATATTTGAAAGCAAAAAGCGTAGTTGTGATATGTTCTCATTCCTTTTAGAAATGATGGGTAAGAAAAACGAACAAGACGCATTAAAAGGTAAAGATGGTTATAATTCTGCTCTTCGTGAAACATTAAAACTTCTTATGAACTCTTTATCGGGTAAGGTTATTGAAGGACTACATACCGAAAAAACTACTGATGTTGATAATGCTTATGACTACGCAAAGATACAAGATAAAGCAAAGTCTATTAATTTCATTAACGCAATCGGCAACAAACTCTTTATCACTTATGAGATGGACGCAGAAAAAATATGTGAAGCACAACAGCGACCTATATTTCTCGGTGTATTGATTTATGACTACGCAAAAAGATATATGTATGAAAACTCTTACTCTAAAATAGGTTTAAAAGATTTAGTCTATACTGATACTGACGCATCAAAGTTTAGATATTCCGCTATGGAAAAATGGACTGATTGGATTAACAAAGAAAATGTTATTGTTCCTCATTGGGAAGATGTTGAAAAGATTGACCCCCGATATAAAACACATTTGATATACGACCCTCATAGTAAGGTGTTCGGTTCATTTGAAGATGAGTTGGAAGAAATACAAGCACACTCTTATAAGTTCTATTGTGTTGAAAAGAAATCGTGGGCGTATCTCGCCTTTGACGAACAAGGTGATTACATCAAAGACAAAGATGGTAAGCACATTAGTAAGTTCAAGTTCAAAGGTATTAATGGTGGAGCAATCATTTTGGATATGGACGAACCCTTCATAGAAGAACATATCATCAAGAAGAAAAATAAAACTATGTTGTTGAAGTATTCCATTTGTGAAGATATGGAAAACGAAGTATATGTTTATGCCTCACAAAATAAACACAAGTCTATTGAAAACGGCAACATAGATAAGTTCTTCAACAGATTATTCACAGACAAGGAAGCGTATGTATTAACAAACTCTTTCCGTAAGATTGTTAAGAACTCGGCACATTCCGTAGAGATGGGCGACGAAGAAAAGTATAATGGACTTATGAATAAAATACAAGTCAATTATAGTTTGAAACATTTACAACTTAAAAGTTAAAAACTATTAACTCTTTTACATCTTTACTTCCTACGGATTTTACCATATGCTTTGTATTCACTACTTCATATTTAAACTCTTTAAAAAAATCTTCTATCTCGGGTGTGTGATTATATGAAAAAATAAACTTACCTTTTATCTTACGCAACTCATCTCGTAATTCTTCTTTTGTTATTTCACGACAACCATAGTTCCAGTATTTATGGTTTTGAGAATAAGGCGGGTCTAAATAAAATAAGGTGTCTTCCTTATCATACTTTTTAATAACATCTCTGTAATCTTCATTTAAGATTGTTGTTCTACTTAATTTATATTTGTAATGTTGTAATCCTCGTTTGAGGTTTTGTAATTTGTTTGTCTTCCATTTTGTAGGGTCTTTATATCCCATCATTATCATATTACCGCAATATGAGTTCTTGTTTAAAAATAAGTTTCTAAATAATCTTTCATCGGGGTCTTGTATATCCGTCTGTGCTTTCAATTTAACAAAGTTCTCACGGGTCGCATTCGTAGATGGTGAGAACTCATAATCAATCTTTTCTACTACATTAATGTCCCGCCATAAATCATATATGTTTTTATCTACATCATTAATCACATTTACAGACGATACTGGTTTGGTTAAGTATATTGCTCCCGCTCCTACAAATAATTCCACATAAGTTTCGTGTGATGGAATAAGCGATGCGATTTTATTAGCAAGTTTCGTTTTTCCTCCCACTCTGCCGAATGCTGGTTTCAAAGGTTTATCCATTATTATATAATATGAGATAATAATAACGCCTAAATAGAAAATAATACGAATAAATATATTTCCTTACTGAAAAAATGAAAATAATATAAAAAAATGTAATCCTCAAAGCACTTATGGAGCGGTTATGCGTCAAAATAGACGAATAACTGGTAAAAATAGGCGTTTTGAGGGTTTTTTTTATCATCTTCCCCAGATCGGAAGAGC